GGTGAGAACACATTCCAACCAAAAATCGGTTTCAAAACTAGATATGGTATGGTTTCAAATCCATTCGTAGGTAATGTACCTGCTGACGGACTTGCATCCAATGGAACTAACCAGTACTACAGAAAGATGGCAGTGTCTAACATTCTGTAAGGAACTTAGGTTCTCATTCCTTAATTGGAATACTAAAACCCCTCTCACGAGGGGTTTTTTTTGGCGATAAATACCTGTATGAAGATGATTAAGTATGGTGAGGGGTTGGAAGGTTTCTTTAAATGGAAGAATCCAATCACAGATGACGAACACACAATGTACCTTCCAACGGAAGCACGAGTTAAAAAGGTTATCGATTGTAAAGGTGAAGATTGGTTTGATGGGAAGACTATCCTAGAACTAGGAACTGCACATGGACTAATTGGTAGACACTTTGAAAAGTTAGGTGCAACTGTATCCTATGCAGATGCAAGACAGGAATTATTAGATTCAATAGACACAGACTCAGAGAAGTTATGTATCAATCATAATGAAGAATGGTCGTTCAGAAGAAAGTGGGATTTGATTATTCACTTTGGTACTCTGTATCACGTTAAAAATATCTACGATGATTTGAGAAGAGCATTTAATCATACTGATGAAATGTTTTTAGAGACTGCAGTCAATACATTACCAATGCCGGCACCATGGTTTAGACAAGAAAAGATGTCTGCTGTACATGGAGCTCCAGGCGAAGCAAAGAAGAGAAATTGTAGAGTCTTTAATGGGTTCGACCAGTGGGAAGCTTCATTTAATGATACACATGTAGAAGAATACTTAGATGAGATAGGTAAGATATACGCAAGATATGATGATGAAGATTTGGATAATGACTTTGGTATAATCATACCTAACGAAGTCTATAGAAGAGACGTATACAGTTGGACACTGGAAGATGTGCATCCTAAGAATCCAAATAAGGCATGTAAGTTTGCATCAATACCACCAAATTATGTTCACTTCCGTAGGTTCTGGCATATCAAAACACCTAAATAAGTATATACGGAGAACAATATGTCAAATTATGAAAAGAGTGTACAAGTTTTAGAGGGCCCATGGGAAGCAAAAACATTTCCACAAGGTCGAGAGAACACAAATGTAATCTCTAGAAAAACTGTAACCACTTATATCCAAGAAGGATATCTATGTGAAGAAACTACAACAAGAGAGTATAGGGGTGACGATTATCACGACATCACTACTAACAAACGGATAACAAGAGTCCATGGGTGATATCAACAAATCTCTTCTCAATAAGAACAACTTTAGACTTCTTATTGATAGGATACCAACTGCAGAATACTTTGTCAAGAAGTGTAATATTCCAGGCGTGTCATTCTCAGAATTAGCACACGGTGCTGGGGTTGGGTTGGATGCATATTTTCCAGGCGACAAAGTTACATTTGAAAATCTATCTGTAGACTTCTTGGTGGATGAAGACCTAGAGAACTTCAAAGAAGTGTACGAATGGATGAATGCAATTGTACCAATTAAAGACCCTAAAGATTATGAGACCTATGTTGGTACCAGTAGAAATCTAATAGGAACGTCTTCGGATAAGGGAGATGCAGGCTCAGAAGTATCTGATATCACTCTTATTACAACAACAAACAAAAACATACCCAATAGATACTTTAGATTCCATGACTGCTTTCCAATCGGTCTAAGTGGATTAGAGTTTGAATCGGGTGCAGATGGTGAATCTGTGGTTGCAACTATTGAGTTTAAATTTACTTACTACGACATAGAAACCACTAGTTAGATTCACGTTTTCGTGATATAATATTATTATGACTTTAGAAGAATTGAAAGCCCAGTGGGCAAGTGACTGTGAAATAGATGACATTGAATTGGATACTGCATCCTTAGAAGTACCTAAGCTTCATGCAAAATACCAAGACTTACTCACTACTAAAATACTAGTTCACAAAAGATACCAAGAACAATACAATACTTTACTTAAAGATAAGTGGTTGTGGTTCAATGGTAAAATGGATGATGATAGAATAAAGGAACTAGGTTGGAACCCCGACCCATTCGATGGTCTTAAAATTATGAAGAATGATATGAACATCTTTTTCAATGCCGATACAGATTTACAACAACTCAATGCAAAGATTGAGTATCTAAAAGTTACTGTAGACTTCCTTAAAGAATGTATGCAGAACATCACATGGAGACACCAAACAATCAAGAACACGATTGATTGGAGAAAATTCATGGCAGGTCAATAATGAATTTACGTAACTACCTATTCACATACCCTTCACTTTTAACTTCAGATGAAGTTGAATTTATTAATGGTAAAGCTGCAGAATTCGATTTAGAGGAAGGTGCAGTAGGGCAAGGTGGAAGAGTAGGATTAGACCCCGATGCTGAGGTAATCAATAAAAGAGCCAATGGAGCAGGTGGTAAAGTCGTTGATAACATAAGAGCATCAGATATTAGATGGTTACATGGAGACCATGGAAAGCTTCTAGGAGACGTTTGGACAAGGATAGAACAAGCTGTTACTATGGGTTCTAAACAGAGTGGATGGAATGTCGACATAGAATATGCTGAACCACTTCAACATACAACATATCATGCACAACAAGGTGAACGTGGTGGGTTTTACACATGGCATCAAGATGCTGGTGACGTACCGTATGAAAACAATGGTATGATTAGAAAGTTAAGTATGTCCATACAATTGACAGACCCCGATGAATACGAGGGTGGTAACTTTCAATGGATAGAAGATGTTCGTTCAAAGGACACACTTACTTCAAAAGATTACACTAGAGACATGAGGGATTACTACCGTCAGATTCCTAACTCTGCAAAACAAAAGGGGTCATTATTATTGTTCCCATCTTTTGTACACCATCAAGTGACGCCTGTCACCAGTGGAACCCGAACCAGTTTAGTTGGCTGGTTTTGTGGACATCCTTACAGATAAAATGAAAGTCACAGTATCAAAGGTGGACGAATGTTTCATGAGGGTAGACTGTGATGATGGTCTAGCCAAAGACCTTCACGACTATTTTTCCTTTGCTGTACCGAACGCAAAGTTCATGCCAAGTTATAAAAACAAATGGTGGGACGGTAAAGTATATCTTTTCTCAATCAAAACACACAAGATTTATATTGGGTTACTTCCATACGTAGATGAGTTCTGCAGAGAACGAGGTTACGAGTTTGAAGGTATTCAAGATGTTATTGGTAAGAAGGAAAGAAACAACGGGCCGATATCAATAGAAGATTGGATTAGTATATTAGACCTTCCATTTGCACCAAGAGATTACCAGTTAGAAGCTTTTAAAACTGCAGTTCAATATGGTAGGCAACTATTATTATCACCCACTGCAAGTGGTAAGTCTCTAATCATTTATTTACTTGCAAGATACTATGACTCTAAGACAGTCATCATCGTACCCACCACATCATTAGTGGAACAGATGACTAAGGATTTTAAAGACTACGGATACAAAGACCCTATCTGTAAAATCTATCATGGTCAAGAAGTTTTCGATGCACCAATCACAGTTACCACATGGCAGTCATTCAGTAAAGCACCAAAGGAAGTAATGCAATCATTCGATGTTGTAATAGGAGACGAAGCTCATCTATTCAAAGCAAATGTACTGAAAGGTATACTTGAAAAGATGAAGACTACTGCTGTACGTATTGGATGTACTGGTACACTGGACGGAACAGAAGTACACAGACTACAACTAGAAGGTTTATTCGGCCCTGTCAAAAAGGTCATAAGCACAAAGGAGTTGATGGATTCGGGAACGATTGCAAATTTAAAAATAGAATGTGTCATACTTCGTCATACTAAACAGAAAAAAATGTCATACCAAGATGAGATGGATTATCTAGTATCACACCAAGAAAGAAATCATTTCATAACTAATCTTGTGGGGTCACTGAAAGGTAATACCCTAGTACTATTTCAATACATTGAGAAACATGGACAACCACTATGGGAAATGTTCAACCCCATGGTCACACGAAGAAAGGGAACGCTCCACTATGTCAATGGTGGGACAGATGTAGAAGACCGAGAAGCAGTTAGAGAAATAGTAGAGAGAAGTGACAATAACGTCATACTAGCATCATACGGAACTTTCTCTACAGGTGTTAACATCAAACGAATAGACAATATTGTCTTCGCATCCCCAAGTAAAAGTCGAATCAGAAACCTTCAATCTATAGGTAGAGGACTTCGTAAGGCTGACGGTAAAACAGAGATGAGGTTATTTGATATATCAGATGACTTACAATGCAACAATCATACTCTCAATCACCTTAAAGAACGTATAAATATATACAACGAAGAAAACTTTACATACGAGATAAGGCAGTTCGATTTAAAATGACACGACCCTCAGATTTAACACCACAAAAATACGAAGTTGTAAAACTAAAAACTGGTAGTGAAGTGGTGGGTATGGTAAGAGACACAACTAAAGGTATTGAGATAACACTACCTATGATGTGTCAGTTAACCGTGCAAAATAAACTTGAAACTCTTGCAACCTTCTATCCGTATGCACCTCTTAGTGATGACCCAATCATCGTTATTCCAAATGACCAAATACTATACCGTAGTAATATGAATCAACAGTTTGTTCCATTCTATGATGAAGCTTCATCAAGATGGTTAGAGATGGTAGAGACACAAAGCATACCACTAACCAACAAAAGGAATGTACCCGATGATGTACGTAGAGAATATTTAACAAAAGTAATGGAGTCCCTTGTCCCCGAAGACATGGACTTAATCGATGAAGACTTCGACCTTGAAGACTTCGACCCCGAAAAAATAATTCATTAGGATTTTTATTTGTCTAAATAAGTGCGTATAATCCGTGTCTATATACTATTATACAATATTTTTATAACTTAACCTTAAAGGAAAACCATGTCAACAGCAACATTGATTGCGAAGAGCATGGTGCGAAAAGCTAGAGAAGTCAAAGAGGACAAACGTGTTTGTGCAATCTGTGACACTATCGAATTTCTAG